CACGGGGCCAACCCTTTGAAGGAAACCTTATGCTAGCGGTCTTGTCACACAGTGTCCTGTTAGGAAACTATGTGCCATTCTTCGATCTGACTGATGAGTCAGTCGAAGACCTCGATTCTTTTTATAAGGATCGTGGTGAACTTTTCGTTCTAGGCCGTAACAAAAGGCAACTTTTCTGGGTTGCGACAGCACCTAAGCGGATGGTCGTTTTCGAAGATGACTCAACGTATACACAACGCGTCGAACCCATGTTATTCCTATGTGGGTTTGAGGGACTTCCTCTAAAAGGAGGTTCCTGCATTATGTTTACTGAGCTCGAAGAATTCGACAAGTACGCTCGGATGCTAGACATGACTTATCTGTACAGCTCGGCCCTCGAATCGATTAAAGGCAGTAGATTCTACTGTTTAAAATCGCCCGTGGTAACCGAAGTTGAGGATCCTGATCGCAATTTATCATTGTGGCCAGAATTCCAGTTAAGTAATGTCGGGTCGGAAGAGAGACTCTAAGCACGTCATTTAACGACGGACGACTTTTACGTCGCATTTATAGGAACCATATGGGTACTGTTGACAGGAGTGTATACGTCTTAGCTCGCTATTCCACTTTCGATACACGAAGAGTTCCACAAACAGTCTTTTATTCTGTTGTCCGAAAGGTCAGCAGAACTAGGACCGGAACTTCAGTGCCGAAATGGAAAGAGAAGATTAAGTCGCACACAAATGCTGGCAGCAACCTTTCTGGTACCTACGAGTCCATTACGGGCTCTCTGTTTAGCGGGGAAAAGTCTGTGAAAGACGTATCTGTACCAGTGACTAATACTCGTTGGTACAAGATTAACGGCGATCTCAACTTATACCGCTATGGCATCACCTTTACAGGTGGTGACATTACAGGTAATGCTGCTGAGAAGCAAGCAACGATGAACGCCTACAAGCAGATCAAGAGTGCCCAACGCGTGTTTAGCGGAGGAGTCTTTCTTGGCGAGCTTGGAGAAACGCTTCGTATGCTTCGAAGACCTGCTGCTGGTCTCTTGGACGGTCTCGGCTCTTATCTTAATGCACTTGCGAAAAAGGAAACAGCTGCGAAAGCAGCGAAACGTTTCCGAGGTCGCGAAATGCGTAAAGCTAAGGAGCAGTCTGAAAGGGCTGCCCGTGATCGTATCAAGAGTTCAGCATCGCAGCTCTGGCTTGAAGGATCTTTCGGTTGGTTCCCGCTGATTCACGACATCGAAGATGCGCTTAAAGCGTATAATCGACTAGCGAAACAGAATAACGAGGACCAATTTGAAAAGATCAGAGCCGTCGGTACTTACGAGGCTCACGTAAATAACCTCTTCGATACATACGCGCCAATTGCTAACTTTACGCTCAGAAGTGAGCTTAGAGAAAGCCAAAAGGCTGTATTTATCATTAGAGGTGAAGTACGGATCAGGCCGAAATTGACCACTGCAGATAAAGGTGAGACCCTTGGGTTAACATTCAAGGAATTCGCACCTACTGCTTGGGAATTGCTTCCCTGGTCGTTTCTCGTAGACTACTTCGCCGATGTTGGCGGTTTCCTTGACGCGGTTACTACTGATACCAGCGGTCTAACTTGGTTGTGCGGGACATCGGTTAAAGAGCGTAAGAAACTCATTAACACGTATACCTCGCCACAACTACAGCCGGACTACGGTACTAGTAATTTCTTTAGCGCCTCGGGCAGTCTAGCTTCGTCTACTATAAAGCGGAGAACCGTTGGCCGGACAGGAGTCTATCCTCTAGGAGTTCCAGAGGTGTTATTCAGACTCCCAACAGCGCCTTTAAAGATGGCAAATATGCTAGCTTTATTTGCGCAAGCCAATTCTATCCATCCGCAACGCTTCTCTTTCCGTTAAACCGAACATTTCGTTCTGTGACGTGAAGAGAAATCGTAGTCCCTCAGTGAGGGATTAACAAGGAGTTTACTAATGGCAGTTACAATCACGAGTCCAATTACGGGCTCAGCGCAGACTGGCTTTACGTCTCCCACCTACACCCATGTTAGCGATATGGCTCCCGATACAAACGGGCGTCAAGTTGCTGTCACGGCGTTAGGTGGAACGCAAGCCGGTGTCACTACACACAGTGTGGCATCACCGTTTACCATTAACGTTGTGCGACCTAAGGTATTTAAGTTCCTTGGGAAAGCACATCCGGTAACGGGGGTCATTGCGAACGTACCTAAGAATGTGTACAAGCTCATCTCGCGCAAAGGGGTTCTGCCTCTGGCTGGTCAGCCTTACCAAACTATGATCGTTACAACGGTCATGGAATGTCCGGCTGGTGCAGACACGGCAGATGCTCCCAATGTTAGAGCGTGTATTTCCGCGCACTACGGTGCCCTTGCCCAGCAATCTGCTGGTTTCGGGGATACTGTAGTTACCGGCATCTTGTAAGATGACGATACGTGGGAAAAACCAAAGTGCTTGTCCTGCGAATACTACAGGGAATTACCCTGGTGTATCCGTGGCTATCGGATCTCCTGTCGAAAGGCAAGAGACGTCCTGTTACAAAAAGGAAGAAATCTCCTCGAGTAACAAAGACACGATAGTTACACTGTACGTTCAAACCCTAAAGGTGATACTATGCATAGTTCTGCTGGTGACATCACTGCACTTCTTGACGCCGATCTTATCGTCAATGGTTGGGACGGCTCAGTAGAGCCGAAATCTGATGATAGTGCCAAAGTTTTTGCAATGAAGGCACTACGTCGCTCGCTCTTCAAGAAGTTTCATAACCTTGAAGGCGACGATGCTCGAAATGAGCTAGCTTGGGCGAAATTCATGGAAATGAATAATCGCTGTGCTACTTATCAGAGTTTCAGATCCCGTACCGACAATAAGCTCGAAGAGGTGGCAATGAACGAGGCGATGTGTTTTATATATCGCTTCTGCCATCCCGACGAGATGCCTCTCCTAACACTCAAATCAATCGAGCAAGGGTTAGGCTTTGGTTCGGGTGCGAACATCGGTGCGAAAACTGGTGACCCTTACGGGAAACTAGCTATCAGCCGACTAACGTACACGAACCCGGCGTTGCTCAAGTTATATGAGCATACCAACTCTGGTAACTGGACGATGTTCTATCAAGAACTTCATAGAGCGTCTAATTACGGTACTGAGGAGGTACAAGGCAGTAGAATCTCATTTGTCCCGAAAGATCAGCGGATAACGAGGACCATATGTACGGAGCCGATTCTGAATATGTATTTTCAGAAAGGTATCGCCCATGTTCTAGAGAAGAGATTACGTCAGGTCGTAGGAATTGACCTTCATAATCAACCCGAAAGAAATAGGCGTCTCTGCCGCTATGGATCAGTAACTGGAGAGATCGGTACTATTGATCTTACCAGCGCTTCTGATTCATTATCTATGCAACTCGTGTCTGAAGTCTTTCCTGACCACATGGTTAGGTGGTTGGAGAGAACTAGATGCGAGCAAACCCTATACAACGGGGAATGGCATAGGTTACATATGGTGTCTTCAATGGGGAATGCTTTTACTTTCCCATTACAGACCATTTACTTCACCTCGTTAGTCGTGGGTGCCTACCGTTCCTTGGGTATTAAACCAAGGTACAACAGTAGGATCACTAGTTTTGGCTCTGACGTTGCTCATTGTAAAGTGCATCGTCTTGAGTCCACTACAGACGGGAATTTTGCCGTCTTTGGAGATGACATACTAGTTGTACGTGAGGCTTATGACCTCGTCGTACGATTACTTGAGATCTCCGGTTTTCTAGTGAACCACGAAAAGTCCTTCAATTCCGGGGGCTTCCGAGAGTCTTGTGGCCATGATTATTTTAATGGCTACAACGTCCGAGGAGTTTATATTAAGAAACTCAGGGACGACCTTGACTACTACTCAGCATACAACAGACTCCAACGTTGGTCTGTACGGCATGAGATAACCCTTATTCGAACCCTAAGTTACATCTCGGCAAAACCGAGTAAAGCGCTTATCGCGCCATGTGACGAAGATGATGAAGCCGGGTTTCACGTGCCTTACAGCTTTGCCAGACTAGTTCTCCCAGTAAAAAGTGGCGTAGTAAAATACGTTGCTGCTTATCGGGTTCCTAGCGTGGTAAAGTTTCCAAAGTCGGCGTTTGATGTTAAGGACACTCTACGCGTTCAAAGACGTGTTAAAGGATGGACTTACAACCCATCCGGTGTTCTTAATCTCCTTATGTTAGGTGGTATTCGGGACGGTCTTTGGACTCTACGTTCAGAGTCATCAAAGATCGGATATCGTAAGAGACGTACTCCATGTTGGGATACGCCTTCCTACGCTTCGTCTGTGAAGACGAAGTGCTGGCATGATTTCTATGCCAGCCTGCTACAAGGCTTATTCACTAAGCCGTAATACAGCCTACTTATTACGTAGGCACCACGAGAAGCTAACCATAACGAATACACC